TATCCTGGAGTTTCACTTTTTTCTCCTGGAAATTTTTCTTTTGGTATTACTTTAGCTTTATCTGCTTCAGGATCAAATGTAGCCATGTTAATTGTTTCATAACTATATCCGTCTGTAGTTTTTCTTAATCTTTTAAAAGTACCATCAGTTACATCATAGTATACTTTTCCAATGTTTCCTTTTTTCTCATAGTCTTTTGTTTTACCGTGGATACCACCAATAAATCCTTCATATGATTCACCAAAATTTTGTACAGCTTTAGATTCTAATCCTTGGTTTTCATAGGTTGCTCTGTTCTTAGCTTGAACTGAACTTCCTTGATATTGTTCTAAGTAATCTTTAAAATCAGTTGTGCTTAATGCACCTAATTCCATTTCTGCTAATTCTTTTTGACCAGCTAATTTTTTAGCAAGTAATTCTTCATCGCCAGCTTGTTTAATTGCAAGTTCAGTTGCACCTGCTTTTAAATCTCTTAAATATTTTCTTCTTTCAGCTTGGTTCTCTATAATATTTTGTACTGGTTTTTCAGCAGCTAGTAAAAGATTACCTATTAAATTACCACCACCTGTTTGACCAGCTACTTGTGGTCCATATTGTAATAAGAAAGTTGTTAGTGGATCAAAACCTTTGTCTTGTTGATCACCACCTAAAGTTTTTAAATTAGCTGCTGCTAACTCTTCTACTCTAGAAGGAGTACCATTTTCAAAATTTTCTCTATCTTCAATACCAGACATGATGCCATTCATATTAGCACCTCCGCCTTTTCTAAACATGGGTCTTCTAAATACTCTACTCATATTAACCGAACGCTCTGTATATACCAGCTAGTGTTGAACCTAAACCTAATGCAGATTGAAGTGGGCTAGCTGATGGTGATGTTTGTTGAAACTGTGATCCAGGGTATCCAGCAATTAGACTCGTGATACCTGAACCTAAAGTCTGTGCTGCTGTAATTGGTTGTTGTAATTGTTGCTGTGCTAACTGTTGTTGTGCACTTAATTCTGATTGCCTTTGTCCTTGTAATCCAGCACCTAAACTAGTTAAACCTGCAACTTGTTGTCCAGCTAACTGTGGAGATAATCCAGCTAAAGCTTGTTGCTGTGTAGATAATGCTTGTTGCTGTTGTGCTAAAGCTTGTTGTTGACCGAAAGCTTGACCCGCTGCTTGTTGCGCTTGACCAAAACCTTGTTGTAATAATTGTGCTTGTAATGCTGCTCTGTTTCTATCTGATGCTGACATGTATTCTGCTCTTGCAACACCTTCACGTCCTCCACCAAATGCACCTGATTGAATTGCACTTTGTGCAATTGAACCTAAACCTTTTTGTGCTTGGATATCAAACTCTTTTAAAGATGCATCGATTACATCTTGTTGATATGGAGACATAAACTGAGAGTAAGCTTGAGGTCCAACAAATTGACCTGCTAGGCCAGCTTGTTTTGCTGCTTCTCCAGCTTGAGTTGATGCTGTTTGTAAGAATGGTGCATAAGATCCAAGACCTTGAGCACCCGTTGCAACACCTATTGCTGCAGTTTGTAAAGGATCTTGTCCAGCTACAAATTGTGGACCATAAACTTTTGATAAATCTGCACCTTTAAAATCACCTACAGCTTGTTGTAATTCTGTAATATATGGTTTTGCAGCTGCTTCTATAAACTCAGGTGGTTGTGTTATTTGTGTAATTGTTTCAGCCATTATACTCTTCCGCCTTTTTCTAATTTTTTCATCATGTCATACATACGTTGTGCACCTTTATTGACATTACCATCGCCCATGCCTCTTACAGCATCTGCAGTGAATACGAATTCATTGTTTGACAACATCGCAGGGATGTCATCTGCCTTCTCTTTTACACCAACTGGAGGAATAAATCCACCTGTTTCTCTAAGATCTAGCTCTTTTACTCCTGCTTTATTAATGTTTTGAGGTAAACCCATGATGCCTGATGCCTGATCCACGATTTGATCGGTTCCACTTGCATAACCTATTCTACCACCCATAGCCATCTGTCCTCTAGCCATATCTTGTGTATATTCAGATAAATCATTATCTACAAGTGCAGGTATCTCAGATTCATCGTATCCTAAATTTTGATAAGCTGTTGTAAGTTTACTTCTTAATGCGCTAACATTTCTACCTGATGATACTTCTTCTTGTTCTTCAGGAGACATAGCACCTAAGACTCCACCTAATACAGTTCCACCAGCCATGACTCCAAGAGTCTTTCCTAGTGTTTTTTCTCCCGCTAAACTTTTTAGTGATAAACCAGGTATAGTAGCTGCACTTCCTGCTAAACTTCCCATTCCAATAAAAGGTGCTTTACCAGCTAACATTGGTGCAAAGTTAAAAGCAGCCAAAGCTAATGCTGGATTATCTTTTATTGTAGAAACAATACCTTTAGCAGCACTTTTAATACCTTTACCAATACCTTTAATTGCATCACCAATACCTCCAAGGAAATAACCTTGTCTTGGTGCGACGTTCATTATTCCGCCACCTCTTCTTAGTTGTCTGGGCATTTGCATTCTTGAAATTGGCATAGTTTTATTAGTTTACTTAGTTTTTCCGAAAATATCAAGGCTTGGCATAATAAGTTTTATATCTCTTCTGATATCTTCTTCTGCTATTCCTTTTGATTTCCATTCGTTATCGTCTTTGTATTCTTCACCTGTTTTAAGGTTAGTTATTTTTTCTATTATCTTTTCTGGTTTTATTACTTGCATTTTTCTCCTATGTTCTATCAAACTCTAGTATTGATACTGTTCCCTCAAATATGTCAGCTGTTGCTGCTTGTAATTGTAACTTGTCACTCTCTTCTAATATAATTGTACCATCAGATATAGATTTTGAATTACCTGAGTTTACAGTATGCTCTGCAAATTGATAAGCTCTGCTTGCAGATGTATCAAATATAAAAGCTTTAATTTCAACGTTACCTGATCCAACATTTGCTGTATGAATGTTTTGAATAATTGCTCTAGACTCAGAAGGCACAGTATAAATATCTGTAGCATCGGTTGTAGTTAAATCAAACTGCGCGTTTTTATATCTATTAGCCATTACGTTTCACTTCCACTACTCATGAACCAAGTAAATCTTTGTTGTTCATCTCTTAAATCTTGTTGAAATGTAGAATTTAATTTTTCAATCAATCCATCTAAATCTCTAACTAAAGAATCAGCATCTTGTTGTCTGTATTCTTTACTGGGTCTAGTAAATACTACTGTTACTTTTGCCATTTTTTAAATTCCACATCTATTTGATTATAGTCAATCATCATATAACCATTAGAATGTTTAATAGATGCCCAAGGTACTTCGTGAGCCATTGCTCCCTGATAAGTTGTTGGGTTATCTTTGTAATTAAATTTATAAATATTTATATTAGATGGTGACTTACCTATTAACTCTACATTTTCTTTTAATCTTACATCACTAAAACCTAAATCAGATTTTCTTGAGTCTCTAGTTCTAGCTCTATCTCCTGCTGTTTTATCACTTGCTCCACTATAATCTTTTCCTTGATCATAACCCCCTGCTCCCCCTATTCCACCACCACTAACATCAAATCCTGGTGTTGCTGGAATATTTGCTTTTTGTATTTTTTCTATTTGTTTTTGTTTTGCTATTTCTTTTTGTTTAACATCATTTATTGCTTTTTGAAAAATTTGATTTGTTATTTTTTCTTTATTTTTTATAATATTTTTTTTAGATGTTGGGTCTAATATACTTGTTATATCAAAATCATCATCATCATCAGAATTAGCTAATTTTTGAAAATCTAATTTTGCTTGATTCATGGCTATTTGATCTGTTAAAGGAGTTAATCCTTTGTCTCTAAGTTTTTGATCAAAAATTGCATCTGTTGATTTTTTAGTTGTCCCTAACATTATAGCTTCTGCTTCAGCAAGAGCTTTTAGTTTAGCTGCTTTTTGTACAGGGTCTTTCATATTATCTTCAATCATTTTTCTTCTTTTAGCAAAAGTATCAGCGTCTACTTTAGCTGCATTATAACCTGCCATAATATTTCCTGCTGTATTTATATTTCCACCATCAGATACGATCTGTCCAATGTCATTAACCATTATACCTTGACCACCTAATTCATTTTCATAAATAGCTCTTCTGTTTACAGGAAGCATATTTCCTAAAGCATCTAATCCTTTACCTATCAACTGAGCTGGTAGACTTCCTTTAACATATTGATCAAATAAACCTTGAATTCCTTTTCTAGGTTCTTCAATATATCCATAATCCGAAGTTCCAAAATCATCCATTGGATCATATGGAAAAGGATTTATATAATTTTTATTACTTATTGAATTTGGATCAGGGTTGTAAACACTAAATCCATCTCCACCGCCACCCATTGGTTGTAATAGTCGTGGAGTGATTCCTGGTTCTGGTGCAACTGGAACTGGAGTTGGTATACTCGGCCCTCTAGGTTGGAATATACCAGATATACTAGGTAATCCTTGATTTAAATATTGTTGTGCTAATTGCGCTAATGTAGCCATTATCTTCTTCCGTCTGGTTGCGTGTCTAATCTAAACGTACCAAGCTTCCAGCTTTGATTAGCAGCTGTATTAGCTATCTTCAAAGACATGGCTCTTGCTCTTGCACGTGTATCTACTTTATCAGTAGATGAGGTAATTGTAAAGGGTCCAAGTGGTGAGCTTGCTTGTGAGCTATTCGGATAGTTTCTAAGCTGTAAAGTTACTTGTGTGTTTCCTGTTTGAGATAAAAAATCAGGTATAAATCTTCTAATCTTCATAATAAATTCACCATCTCCTTGGAATGTTGCAACACCTGTTTGTTGGCCTTGTCTAGATCTTTGTGCTGTAATATCAAAATCTCCTGATTCAATGTTAGAAGTAACTACATTTATACCAGTTGCTAATGCTTCATCAGTTCCTTTTTCATGTTCAAAGTATATTGTGCTTCCTTCAGTATTACCAACAACATCAAATGATGCATCATCATCTGCAGTAAAACTAGTTGCATGTGGTAAACCAAACACAGATGAATCTTGCCATGCACCTCTTGCCAAAGTTCCTGTAGTCCATACAGGTCTTTGTGCAGTTGAGTCCATATAATTATAGGTTACACATCTATTAATTACAGTTGAACTTTCCGTACAGTAAAACCAAGTAATCTCACCAAATAAATTATTTAATCCAACATTAATTAATTGGTTAGCTGTCGTATTTAAATCATCATAAACAAAGTCTTCTACTAAACAAGTCATAGTCTCCAAATTACCAGAGTATTTAAAGAAACCGTTTTCTGAAAACCAATACGCAGCACCGTCAACTTCTAATGCAGCGTTTTGTCCAATCAATCCGCAGTTTGTTCCCACTTGTTGGAAACCAAATGTAAAAGGTTGACCAATAAATCTCATAGTAAATAAAGATGTATCTGTCCAAACATAGATTGCGTCCCTACCTCTAACTGCACCTACAATTTTAGATCCATCAGCTAGTCTTTGAAAACCTGCTGTGTTAATTGCTGTTGGTTGATAAGTGTTAATATCTTCTTGGTTTGAAAATCTAATAAACATTTCATTTTGTGTAGATGGTGTTCCTATAGTTTCTTCTGTTCCAAAAAATACTAAGTGTCTATCGGGCGTTGATACTAACATATCACGTGATGCTGTTGGTGCACCTGTAATAATAGTTGCTCTATTTGTTACAGCGTTTGTTGCATTAGAGTCCCATTCAAATACTTGTGCATTGTGTATTAGTGCAATTACTTTATCACCAAAGTTATCAATAGACCATAAACCAGGATCAACAACTAAGTCACCAGATGCTGCTTCACCCCAAGCAATGTAGTCAGAACTATTTAATATAGTTGCTCCATTTGAATGAGTTGCTGCTGTTGTATTTCTAACCCCTCTTGTAACACCAGTTAAAGTATTACTACTTATACCTGTGTATGAAATTTCTTCTGATCCTATTTGTATAAAGTTTGTACCCGATGTTGGAAACAAAGACGCGTCTGTTAATACAATAGTAGTTGTAACCGCATTAATGCCACCATTTAAAGTTGTAGTTGCTTCACCTGTTACAGTTCCGCCCCAAGAAGCTAGTCCCCAACCAAAGCCAGGTAGTTGTTCTGCGGGTCCTACTGGATAATAATGTTGAACTCTAATACCACCTGATGTAGTTGCACCTGAACCTGTCTCTGCTGAAGGCATTGTAATAGTTAAAGTGGTAGCTGTTGGCACACTTGTTACCATAAATTTTTTATCATCAAAGTCTGACGCTGAATAGTTAGAGTTTGTAATAGTTGTAAAATTATCTAAAAGAATAATATCGTTTTCTTGAATGTTATGATCCGTGCTAAATGTTAAAGTAACCGTTACTGAACCATTCGTTGTACTGAAAGCATTCGATAATGTTGTAGTAGTTTTAATTGGATGAATATCATAAAATACACCACCTGTGTAAGCGTATAAAATTCTGTTTGTACCTATGATTGAAAACTTGTTACCTGATTTATTAACTAAATGATGTAAAGCTCTTGCAGCTCCTGTAAGTTTAGACTCACCTAATTGTGACCAACCACCTATTTTTTCAGGTGTACCATATCTAAAACGTACGTTATCTCCACCTACCCATTGTCCTTCAGCTGTGGTTTCTGTAATCTGTTTATTGAATCCAGGTTGGAATCCGATTTTTTGTAGCATATAACCTCATTCTATTACATATTCCTTATTGGTGGAATACCCAATAATGGTCG